CACTTGGGGTAGTGATCTTAACAGTTTTAATATCACTGTGGATAAATTCTGGGTTAATTCTGTATAAATTAGTAGAAGGTAAGCGTTCCTTTAAGAGTATTCCGCCTTCAATCATTGTGTTAATACACTTATAAACTGTGACATTTGATAAACCTAGAGGCTTGGCAATAGTTGAAAGCCTTGGATAGCACTCGCCAGTTTTATAATTAGCGTACCTTAAAAGCATTACCAACACAGAAAAACAATGAGCTTTCCTCCTCACTGGTAAGCCTAAAAATAGAGGGTGTTCCACTATATTGCCATTTAACTTAGTATATTTAGCCATTAAACCTCATTTCCCCAGCAATCCCAACCTTCAGTCTTTTGCCTAGCAAACAATTCAATGCGAGGTAAATCTCCACACAACTGAACTATCTTATTTCTAACTATATCTGGTTTCTTTGAATGCTCTTGTCTTGGCTCAATTAAGACGCTTGATACTGAATTACTAACTGGTTTAACTTTACCTTTTACTCCAATCAAACAAACCTCTGCATTTGATTTTGTATAATAACCAATTCCAAAAAAAGGTTTGCCATTTTTTTTATTAGTTTTAATCCAACTAAACCCTAAAGTTTTATACTTAAATCCCCATTGTTTAATTGTTTCAGTGCATTCAATTAAATTTGGAAATGTTATCCAAAGAAAAAGCCAACAGTTATCATCAGCAATATCTTTAACAGGAAGATTGTATATATCTTGCATTGACATTGTTGGATAATGGCTTGTAGCACCACCGCATAATCTTTTATGCTTATCTCTTTTGTCTTTATAAGACCAACATGGATCGGCATATATAATCTGGTACTTTTTATTAGGAAAAGGTATCATGATTTTTCCTTGTATTTACACACTTTATCATGCTCAATCTGTAGTTTAAGCATTTCGTAATACCATTCCTCCTCTAGAATAGGGTTTAAATCGCTTTTAAAGGGGTATATACGCTGAACTTTGAACTCTAGGCTATCCGTCTGAGGTATAGGTTTATAATACAGCAAAAAACAGGGTATATTTAAGCCTTTGGCTATGTATTCTACAACTGTGGTATATTTCTTGTAATTTTTACCAGTATCATAGACAGTTTCAATAACTGCAAGTGGTTTCCAGCAAGGTTTATTAATGCAAATAGGAACTGAATCAATATCTATATAACCTATGTCTGAACATTTGTTCCTATGCCATTCGGAATAGAAGTCGCCAAATCCACCCACAAAATAATTATATCTAGCCATTAGTTTTTAATTCTTTCGTGTAATAAATCTAATTTTTTAGCTATGACACTACAATCTTTTAACCATTGTTCATTTTTATCAGCGTTTATTCTTTCAATTAAATTATGATTATAGTTCCAATCATTATGATAAAATATTTTAAATAGTTTAAATAAGTTTTCTAAAGATTCTAAACTCAATTCAATCAATTCATTATCATTATGTTTTTTAATACGAAGATAAACCGATTGATAAGGAATAGGTAAATTAAAAAAATCAAATTTATTATCTTTATTTGAACTAATAAAATTATAAGAATAATCTTTATTATTATTAAACAAACCAGAAACAAATACTTCAATAGAACTAAAATCAAGAGATAAGTTTTTATCTTTTCTTTCTTGTGCTTTTTTAAATAAATTGTTTTTAGTTTCTTGTTTTAATTTATTTCTAATACTATCTTTTTTTATTGAAACATATTCATCAATTATAAAATCATTATAAAAAGAACTTGAAACATCATTACAATTTTCTTTGATTAAATTTAATGAGTTAATTTCTTTTTGAAATTCTTTAGTAAGAAAAAACCACTCTCCTTTTCTTTTATACTTTATAAATCTATTATGTAATTCGGTTTCATTGCCAATAATATAGCCAAGAAAAGTAAGTTTAAATGGATTACCTACGCCAAAATTAACTATTCTTTTCTTTATTCCTAATAATGAACTTGACTTACCTACTTTTACAAACTTTAATAAATTTGTATCAGGTTCAATGTTAGGATCACATTCAACAAAGTAAACAAAATCATTCATAGTTTAATTATCATATTTAATTTGATCTTTTAATTTAGATTTTAGTTCTTTTATTTCTTGCTCAAGATCTTTAATTCTTTCTTCAAGATAATCAGCATAGTTTCTTAACTTATATATTATAACTTCAAGATCATGCGATCCTCTGTTCTTAAAATCAATCATTGTTCTTAGCTCTTTCTTGCATAAGTTCTATATGCAAAACTTGTATCTCTTCGTTTAATCTATCTATTTCTTTTTGAAGAATTAAAATCTTTTCATTGTACATATCAATGACATCTTCAACGTGCAGTGGTTGATCAATCATTTAGTTCTCCAATTTTTTAATTGAAACAACGCAGCCTTTAGGAATAACAACACAATCTCCAAAGTCTATTGTGTCATCAGTATTAAAACTAAATGTTGCAAATGTTTTTACAAAGTGTGGTGTATCTTCATATAGATAACCAATAGTTGTACATGATGCTGGCATTAAATCTTTAAAATGCTCTTCACTATTCCAAGCATCATCACAAGAATTAATATCCATCCACTCAACAATAACTTTATCAAAATTTATACTTCTCATACCATTCCTCGTAAAAGCTATTAGGTTGAACGCCTGTCTTTTCTGTTATTACTTTCATAAATCTAGGATGAGGTATTCTCTCTGACTTTAAATACCTAATCACAGATACAATAGGATTCTTACCTGTTAATCCTATGAGCTTAGCAAGATCTTTATTGCTAAGTTTATGCTTTTCTTTGTACTCGTTTAGTGTCATTTATTTTTCCTTCTGTTGCCAAAACAATCAAATGTTTTGTGATATTTTTTAAGTAGTTTTTTTAATTGGTTTTTAAGTTTCATTATTATTCCTTTCGTTGTCGTACAATAACCATAAAAGTTATTCACAGTCAATCTTTATTTTGCATTGACTTAAATTAATAATATATGTATTGGTTATATAAACAATGAAAGGTTTAAAATGGTTATTGATTTAACAAAGACTACAACTATCCCGTCTGCAAAAAATATTGATGAAGATATTTTATTGCAATATTACAAGAAATTAAATTTAGATCATAGTTCTCCATCTCAAGAAGCTATGTCAGATGCTGATTGGTTAGTTAGATACTGCCACTTCACTCAAGAAGATAGAAGATTAATGAACATCTCTTATCGTATGACTGCTGGTGTATCTATTGGTAGAGCATCACAAAGATTTGTTTCTAAGTACATGTATGATGCTGAGAAAAAAATATTAAATGAAAAAATATCTCTGGACCAGATCATAGATGAAGAATTAAAAGAGTATGATAAATACCAGGCACACAACGAAGCTGATAAAGAACAACACGAAGATACTAAAAATTATTTAGTAGATATGATTAAGATAACTTGCAACGCTTTAAAAGATTTAAAGTTAGGAGATGAAGTTGCTAGTGAAAGATACTGCACTTATAAATTTAAAGAACTAGCTTTAGAAAAAATTGGCAGAATAGATTACGAACAAATGAATGGAACTAAACTTGTTGAATTAAAAACTAAACACAGATCAAAAAGAAAATCAGATACAAAAGCTGGTTACTCTTGGGTTAAAGGTTATCTTCCCAAACAACCTGATGTAAACCATGTTAAGCAATGTGCTTTCTATTGGTATGCTACAAAAAAAACTCCACACCTTTTGTATGTTAATCAAGATAACTTTAATATCTTTACTCCTGATACTTGTGAACTGCTAACTCCTGAGTACATGGAATTTTTAGTTCAACAGGATTTAATCAAAGCAAAGATTAGACAGAACTTAGTTTATATTTGTAAAGGTAATCCTTATGAGATGGCTAAGTTAATTCCACCACCAGACTTTTCTGGTTTTATGTGGAAAGATATTCAAGAGGAGTATGTGCGTAAAGCTGCATCACTATGGGACAATGTGTAGGAATATGGATCTAAATTATTATCAAAAAGAACATGATAAAATTAAAGCACAATTTCGTCATGATATTATAATGCGTAAACTAAAAGAAAAAGAAGATAAGGAGTTTAGAAGTTTGTTTACAAAACTATTATTGATTATTGTTATAGCAATATTGCTACTAACATTAATTGCTAAATGAAATTAATATTAACTATTATACTTATGAATGGTTATGTTCATACATTTGAAATGAATGATGTACATTATAACGCTTATAATTGTGATAAGTTTTTTAAAAGATTAACTAAACATCAAGTAGTTAATAACAGGAGTAGATTATACTATAATGGTAAAGAAGTATTTGCTTACTCTTGCATTCATGAACGACATGACTTAGTCTATAGATTAAAAAATAGATTGGGTTTAAACAACAAAAAGGAAACAACGAATGAAAGAAAAACTAAAACAGGTTAATGATTTGTGTGCAGCTCATGGCTCATACTTAAATCAACATGGAAAGAAAACAGTATCAGCTTGGAGTAAAATTAAATACTTTAGAGAAGTGTTTGGTACTGAATATGGAATCAATTGTGTAATACAAGAACACTCTGATCGTTATGTTATAATGAAATGTATTATAACTAAATCAGATCCTGAACATATCATCGCTACTGGTTTCTCAAAACAGTATCGTGATAAACCAGGATACTTAGAGATTGCTGAAACATTTGCAATCACACGAGCTTTATCATTTATGGGTATTCTTCTTGAAGATATAACTTCAAAGGAAGAGTATGAGGAATTAGATATTCCAGTACAACCTATGAATGGAAAAGATACTACATCAAACAATATAAATTATGATGATAGTATAATTAATGAACTGGTAAAGAAAGTTCACTACGCACCGCACACAGCGAAACTAGATTTCCTTTGGCGTGCCAACAGAGAACTACTTGATCAGATAAAAATAAAAGATCTCGCAACTTACAATTCAATTTTAAATAAATTTAATAGTAAGCGTGATGAGATCACAACTCAAAATGAGGTATAATAATGAACGACCAACCAAAGAATAAGATATATTTGAATCTTATTCCAAACGTAAATAAAAAAGCAGGCGACAATCAACCAGTAATGGTAGCACCTAATTCTCCAAAAGCTCCAGAAGGAAAGAATTGGAAGATGAATGTGAATATCAATGGTGATTGGTATGACTACTGTGCGTTTGATGGTACAGACATAGAAGGTAATCCAACAGGTGGATACACTGTGATCTTAACTAAGAAAGAAGCACAAGCAACAGCAGGAGCAAATAAACAACCTGGATTTAAAGCTGGTGGATTTCAAA